GATAGGTCCGTTGATAAGAAGGTTCCTCCATTTGGTAATCTTAAAACAGCCTCGTAACTATCTTTACCTGTAACCTCGTTCCATTGACCGCTAATATAGAAGGTATCCGTTTCTGTCCCCGCGCCAGTAGTAAGAGATAAATTTTCTGGCGCACGTAAACCCGTATATGTTATATCGCCAATCTGAGTTGCGACATTATAATCATATGTATTTTCTTTTCTATCTAAAGATATATTGTTTTCAATCAAAGCGAATTTCCCTGTTTCAAACTTAGCTGCGGACACTAAGTATTCATTGGGGTTATTTTCTCTTATAGAGTCTATCTTATACAAGATGTCGTCTGCATCCTTCAAATCGAACCTATAAGGGCTGCCTAATTTAATAAACTGTAAGTAATCGGGGCTATCTACACCGCTAACAAAACTGAAACCGTCTCCAGTGCCTACATTAGTGACATTTAAAGTAACAATTTGAGGTTGAGAATTAAAAGCCATCTCTGATTCCAATACACCCCCAACATTAAAAATGTTTAAATTCCCACTAAACTTACCAGAGATATTTACATCTGGCGAAGTTCTTGAACCCAAGGAGGAAGGATCATAGGTAGAGACAAATCCTGTATTTAAACTCTCTAATGTATGTGTGTAAGCTTTGTTTATGTAATCTATATCCGACTCATCAAGACCAGTAGCAAATACCCAGCCTGTAGCTCCCGTATGAAAGTAAATTATATTATCGCCTGCGCCAGTATATGAGGCGTACTCCGAAAATTCATCCAATTCTTGTATATTGTTTCCCGTATAACCTTCTTTATATGCAGAAAAATTATACACACCTGTGTAATCTTCAAAGTCTGCAACTGGAGTAATAGTAAAGGTATCTGTCCTAACCCTCTTCTTAACGGCGACATCATTCAATTCGCTAATTGAGCTGTCGCCTGTTGGATTATATACAGTCAATATGCCATTCATGGAACTTTCAGAATACGGACCACTCAACTGGATATATTGATTATCGACATCAACGCTAAGCACCTTACCAAAGTTTGATTTCTGATTCTTAAGGTCATCGTCAATAATAATAAGATCCCCGGGCTGACAAAGTAAAGCTTCTAAACCAGAAGTGAATGCGACTCTTTGGTTTTCTTTAATAGTTCTATAAATTAAATGCTGACCAATTCTCCTAGCCATAGCCCTAGATGTAACGCCTAAACCGTCAATCTTGTTTTTAAACACACCTCTGCTCCTAATATCCTCTTCGTCCTCAATAACTTCGACTTTTGGGACGAAGTTCTCAAACCTGTCTAGATAAGAAACCTCAACTGTATTGAACTGTTGATCTCTTCTTAAGTTGGAGTAATTAAAAGTGCCATCTTTTACATTATTATTATTAAATGCCGCTATAGGGGACTTAGCCCTTTCATCAGTAAAAGAGACTTCCGAAGCTCTAAAGAATGTTTGGCCCCTGAATAATTTTGATATGAGCTGTATTGAATCAAAGACTTTCTCATCACTCTTGAATATAATATTACAAGAGTATCTAGGTTCTAAACCTCCTCGACCGTCTGGCACACCTTCAAAGTTGCCGTTTGCGTCAACAGCATCGTTAAATCTACCAATCTTATAAAGCTCCCACTTATTGATGTCTTCAGGATCTACGTATCTACCCAAACCATATCTAGTATTAGTGAGGAGGTCATACAAGATCCAAGCTGGGTTATCAGTCCAGCCCATTTTGAATCCTCCAGACCAGTCGCCTTTATAGATGGATTTTTTTTCTTCTGCAGCTTCATTAAATTCAGAGGTAGTATCGTAATATCTTTTATCGACTTTTCTATAGCCTTCTTCAGTTGGAAAATAATTTGTTGGGATTTTAACTAACTTTAGTCTGGCATCAAAAGTTCTTTGAGGTATAGAGGAAAAACTCTTAGAATCTACTTTGGTACCTATAATCGCAGAAAATGGATACGTTAAATTGACTGGTATAATCTCTGTTACTTTGTGGAAAGTGATCTCTTTAGATATTAAGATTGAAAATGTTTCCGCTGATAGTTTAGTTACCTTAATGTATCTTTTTTCTGGAGAGGAAAAAGAATTTTCTCTTGAATAGCTGCTGATATTTGGGAGCTGAAATGGCGTAGCCATATCCCCCGCTCTTGTCTTTTTGACATCGTTAGTACTCCTAACGTGTTTAAATGCAGTGTCGTAATCGCTGTTAGCGGGGTTGCCTATATCAAGCAGAGTCGAGCTTTCTACTAAGGCTGCAATCCTATACACTCTTGTCGATGTGGATAAATGAGCGCCATTAGATAAAACCTTTCCTACTTCAATTTCAACATTCAAAATAGCTGGCATTTTATCACCAACCTTAA